GGTGAAGCCGGTAATGACTACACCGGAACGGTGATCCCCATTGAGTATGTGGAAGGGCTGGAAACCTGTACCGTTACATCCATCTTGGTTCCCGGTGAGGATGAAGAAGATACCGAAACCTTCAGACAGCGTTATTTCAATAGCCTGAACGCCCAAGCCTTTGGCGGCAACCGGATTGACTACATCGAAAAGGTGAACGCCATTCCGGGCGTTGGCGGTGTGAAGGTTTACCGGGCTTGGAACAGTGAGTTGAAACCCGCTGAATTCATTCCCCCGGCTGAAACGCTGGAATGGATCAACGGCCTTTCTGATGTTCCTGAAGCGGTGAAAACTTGGCTGGATGCCGTGTATGTTGCCGGTAAGAACCAACAGTTGACGGTGGGCGGAACTGTGAAGCTGGTAATCATTGATAGTACCTTTATGGTGCCTTCTGAAGTGCTGGTGGATCAGGTGCAAACCGCTGTTGACCCCCTTCAGAACGCCGGTGAAGGCGTGGGTATTGCCCCCATCGGCCATGTAGTCAGGGTGGAAGGCGTTGGTGAAGAAATGGTTGATCTGTCCTTTGCCCTGTACTACCAGCGGGATTGGACTTGGGATGATGTGGCCGGTTATGTAACTGAAGCCATTGAAGGCTATTTCAAGGAACTGGCGGAAAGTTGGGCTGATCAAGATGAAGCCCTTGTGGTTCGTATCAGCCAAATTGAAAGCCGCCTGTTGAGTATTCCCGGTATTTTGGATGTTGCCAACACCAAGATCAATGAGGAAGCCGCCAACTTCACCTTGGAACTGGATTACATTCCGGTTTTGGGTAATATCACGCCTATGGAAATCACGATCAGTTGATGAAGGGAGGAATAACACATGGATAGACGGTTGATCAATTACCTTCCTTTCATCATCCGTGATTATGCGGAATTTCAGGGGATCATGGAAAGCCAACAGCCTGAATTTGAACAGGCGTGGAAATCTGCTGAAGATCTTTTGGATAATCAGTTCATTTCCACGGCTGGAAATATGGGCCTTTCCCGTTGGGAACGGATCTTGGGGATCATCCCCAAAGGAACGGACACCCTTGAAGATCGCCGGTTCCGTATTCTGACCCGTATCAATGAAGAACTTCCGTACACGATCCCGCAGTTGCGGAACATCCTTGAAACCCTTTGCGGGGCCGGTAACTATTCCGCTGAAGTACCGGAAGGAACCTATAACCTTGTTGTGAAGGTTGGTGTGGCGGCAAAGAAAAACTTCAGTGATGTGGAAGCCCTGTTGGATCGTGTGGTTCCCCAAAATATGATCGTGAACCTTTCCCAGCTTTACAACACCCATGCTGAAGTTGGCTTGTTCACCCATGAACAGCTTGCCGCCTATACCCACGATCATTTGAGAAATGAGGTAATTAACTGATGGCAAACAAAACTGAAAACTATGGGTTGGTGAAACCCCTTCCTTCTGAATTCTATGATGTTGAAGTTCAAAACAGTAACATGGATAAGATTGATGCGGGGATGAAAGCCAACGCCGATGAAATCCAAACCCTGAAGGATGGGCAAGAAAACAAGGCGGATTTGGTGGAAGGCAAGGTTCCCGCTGAACAGCTTCCCGCTATGGACTATGAAGCCAAAGGCACCGCCGCAAGTACGGTGAAAAGCCACAATGAGAATGAGGAAGCCCACCCGTATCTTCTGGATCAGATTGGAACCTGTGTAACGGCGGCGCAGAACGCACAGAAGGCCGCTGATGCGGCCTTGGAAGCCGTGTCCAGTATTGCTTTCACCATTGATGTTCTGCCCACCCAAGCTGGTTCCCTGACCTACACCGGCCAAGCCCAAAGCCCTTCTTGGAACAGCTATAACCCCGACACCATGACCATTGGCGGTGTTACTTCTGGAACCAATGCGGGAACCTATGTGGCAACCTTCACCCCTAAAGACAATTATCAATGGAGTGATGGCACCACAGAAGCCAAGGAAGTAAGCTGGACGATTGGCAAGGCTTCCATGGCGATTCCCGTTCAAAGCGGAACCCTTACTTACAACGGATCGGCGCAAAGCCCTTCTTGGAGTAATTACGATTCCGCCAAAATGACTTTGGGCGGCACTACCAGCGGCACCAATGCGGGAAGCTACAACGCAACCTTCACCCCCGGTGCAAACTACAAGTGGAGTGATGGCGCTACCGGTGCCAAAACTGTTGCTTGGACGATTGGCAAGGCGGCGGGTTCTTTGAGCCTGAATAAAACCAGCATGGCTTTGAGCGCTGGCACCCTTACCGGCACCATTACGGCCACCCGTTCCGGTGATGGTGCTGTTTCTGCTGTTTCCAGTAATACCAGCGTTGCAACGGTCAGTGTTTCCGGTAATGTGATCACCGTAACTGCAAAGGCCAAGGGTAGTGCAACCATCACGGTATCTGTTGCCGCTGGCACCAACTACACGGCCCCGACAAGCAAAACTTGTGCCGTAACTGTGACCTTGCCCACTTCCACTCTGACAGATAACAGTTGGGCCACCATTCGTGAGGTTTCCGCCGCTGGTCAGGGTGATAACTATTGGGATGTTGGCGATACCAAATCCATCACGATCAATGGTAAGATTGGCAATACTACCATTTCCAATTTGGCCATTGATGTGTTCATTTTGGGTTTCAACCATAATAGCGCCAAGGAAGGAAACAATCTGATCCACTTCCAGATTGGTAAAATCAGCGGAACGGCGGTGGGCCTGTGCGATTCCAGCTATAACAGCAATGTAAGTGGCGCTGGTTATTTCCACATGAATGATAGCAACACCAATAGTGGTGGTTGGAGTGGATGCACCAAGCGTAAAACCTTGTATGGTAACAGTGGTACACCTTCCAGCTTGGTTTCCAATAGCCTGATGGCGGCGCTTCCTTCCGATCTGTTGGCAGTTCTGCAACCCGTTACCAAGTACACGGATAACACCGGTGGTGGTTCCAATACTGCTTCCTATGTTACCGCAACCACGGATTACATTTTTGATCTTGCTGAATTTGAAGTGTTCGGTTCCAGAACCTATGCAAATAGCGCTGAACAGAATTATCAGCTTCAGTATGATTATTACAAGGCTGGTAACAGTAAGGTTGCTTATAATCATTCCGCTGTGTCCACGGCGGTTCGCTGGGCCTTGCGTTCCCCTCCTTGCAGCAACGGCATTGGCTTCTGCTGTGTCTATACGGATGGCGCGGTCAACTATCACTATGCCCATCGTTCCTTGGCCCTGCGCCCCGGCTTTGCCGCCTAATCCCGCACCTAATCCGGCCCCATCCCGCCGCCGAAAGGCGGCGGTTGTGAGGGCCAAGCCCAAATAAAAATAGGGGCGCGTAAGCGCCCCGAAAAATTTTTGAAAATTGGCAAATGGCCCTTTTTGTGCTATACTTTTTCGGTGGTACGGAAAGGGGTGAAATTATGTCTGTACTGAAACAGAAAAGAACCACAAGTAAGGCCGAGTTCATCAACACGGCCAACCAAATTTATGTAGAAACCTTGAACTTTTTAACCCGGCTTTCAGCAAGGTATTCCCGCCTGATTGCTGAACCGGTTGCTGTTCTGGCTGGTGAAGTGATTGACCATGCTGAAAAGGCAAACAGTATCTTTCCTTCCGATGCCCAACGCATTGAATTGAGAAAGGCCCATTTGCTGGAAGCAAGGGCTTCACTGATGGCGCTTGATGTAAGGTTGACCCATGTATATCTGATCTTGAATCAAAACCCTGAAGGGGCTTTCACCACTTCCAAGGGTAATGCTGTGAAGTCACAGGATGCCATTGAAAAGCTGGATAAGATGGCCCAAAACTTGGGTGAACTGATCGACAAGGAAAATGAATTACTGAAGGGAGCAATCAAAAATGTAAGCGCAAAACAAAAGAACTGATTTTTCATTAGGTGTATTTCTGACTATCTGCCTTCGGGCGGTTCGCTGGGCCTTGCGTTCCCCTAATTACAACAACAACAATAACTTCTGCAATGTCAATACGGATGGCACAATCAACAATAACAATGCCCATCGTTCCTTGGCCCTGCGCCCCGGATCTTACAAATATACACGGTCACATGGAGTAACAGTAAGCCACGGCTTTTCAGGTGAAAGACGACCGATGTAAAAGGAGAAATACTTCCTTGGGTTCAATCCCTAAAACTGCCCTTTGATGCCCTTACACGGACGCTTCTTGCATGGTGGGTGGATGTGCCTAATCCCATTTCATGTGCAAGGGCAAAGCAGATTAGAAGGCACCCTACAATTTATCTGTACGAAAGGCGAATACTTTTTATTATGAACAGCCAAGAACGGCATGAAGCCCGATACCAACGCCGCAAAGCAAAGCGGCAAGCAAGAAAACAGGCCCGGTGTGATGCACTTGGGCCGGTGAACCAAGTATTCAGTTATCGGAAGATGTTCTTCCATGGCCGCAAGTGCTGTAACGGGGTACGGTGGAAACAAAGTGTTCAGAACTTTGAAGGCCACCTGTTTTCCGGTACTGCAAAACGGCGGCGGTTAGTGTTGGATCAGCAATGGAAGCCTATGAAATGCACCCACTTCACCCTTTGTGAGCGTGGGAAGGTTCGGCCCATTGATGCCCCGCACATTATTGATCGCCAAATTCATAAGACCTTGACCAATGAAGTTCTAATTCCGTTGTACGGCCCTTGCATGATCCATGACAACGGGGCAAGCCAACGGGGAAAGGGCCTTCATTGGCATTTCCGCCGCCTGAAGGAACAGCTTCATTGGCACTATCGGCGCTATGGCCGGGAAGGTGCCGTGTTGCTGTTGGATCTGAAGGGGTTCTTTCCCAATGCGCCCCATTCGCTGTTATATCAACGCCACCGGGAATTGATTTTGAACCCTGAACTTCAACATATTGCTGATACCGTGATCCAATATTCCCCATGCCCGACACCGGGCCGGGGTATGCCTTTGGGTGTGGAGCCTTCACAACAGGAAATGGTATCAATGCCAAGCAAAATTGATAACTGGATCAAATGCCAAGCCGGTGTTCACTGTGCCGGTCATTACATGGATGATTACTATGTGATCTTGCCCGATGTGGAAGAACTGAAGAAACTTGGGCGTGAGCTGGTACGGCGGTTTGAAGCCGCTGGAATCCGTGTGAACAAACGAAAATGCAAGATCATCCCCCTTACAAAGCCCTTCCGGTTCTGTAAGGCCAAATTCACCTTGACCGAAACCGGAAAAATCAAGATGAATGGCAACCGGGATGGTGTGAAACGGGCAAGGCGAAAGCTGAAGCTGTTTCACAAAGAGTTCAAGGAAGGGAAGCGAACCTTCTTTGACATAGAACAATACATGGAGTGCCAAAGCGCATATTACCGGAACTTCAATGATCATGGCCGGTTGTTGCGATTGCGGCGGTTGTATCATGCTATCTTTTTCGGAGGTGCAAAATGTATAGAATCATCAAAGACGGGGCCGGTATTGGCCTGACCGAAAACCTGAATTACATTAAGCAAGCCGAAAATGGTTGCTATGTGCTTTGCCCGGAGCCTGATGCTTCGGGCATTGCTTTTAATGGCACCGTTTTTCACTTGCTTGGCCGTGAACCCTTGGAGGGCGTGGAAAGTGTCAGTTTGGAAGAAACTGATGCCGGGGCCGAAATCACCAAGACCGGTGACACCGGAAGTATTATGTTTGTGACCATGGCGGAAGCGGGAAGCATTGATTCCGTAACGGCGGCGGAACACGCTGATCTGTTCGCTGAATGGGCTTACCCTATCGCCTATAAAACCGGCCAAATCCGCCGCTTCAATGGTTTGCTTTACACCTGTGTTCAGGATCACACTTCCCAAGCTGATTGGACACCGGACACCGCTTCCAGCCTGTGGAGCCTGACCGCTGATCCCGCTGAAGAATGGCCCGCTTGGGCGCAACCGGTAGGCGCTCATGATGCCTATTCTTTGGGGGCCAAGGTCAGCCACAATGAAAAGCATTGGACTTCCACCGTTGATGGTAATGTGTGGGAACCCGGTGTGTATGGTTGGGAGGAAGTGACCGATGAAGGCGAATAATTATATCACCCGCAAACGGGCAAGATTTGAAGCCATTTGCGGCCAAGTAAATATTCCGTATGGAACCGCCTTGGTATGTCAGGGCGGTTTTCTTGTATGGAATGATCTTCCGGTGTGTTCCGCTACCAGCAAACACGCCCATGATTTCTTCTGTCAGAACGATGATGGAAAGGGCCGGGAACGGGGTGATCTGCTGAACGCAATCATTCCCAAGCTGGAAAAGCGGGATGGCAAGTATCAGGCCCGGTGGAACAAGGTGTGGGAAGATCCCCTTTGTCAGAAGTATAAGCGCCCGGAACATGAAGATCACTGGATTTGGAACCATGATTTCTACCATGCGCCGGTTGAGGATTTGCGCTATATCGCCAATCTGATTGGTGCATGAGGAAGGGGGCCTGACTATGACAGTTTACCAATGGTTGTGCTTGCTTGGGGTTCCCGCCCTGATCGGAGCGGTGTTCAAATACCTTTGGAAGCAGATTAAGCAAAACACCGAGGATTCCAAAGCCTTGAAAGCTGGAATTCAGGCGCTTTTGAGAGCGCAAATGATCAGTGATTTCAATAAGTATTCTGAAAAAGGCTATGCTCCGATCTATGCGAGGGATAATTTTGAAAATTGCTGGAAGCAATATCATTCTTTGGGGGTGAATGGGGTGATGGATGATCTTCACATCAAGTTCTTGGAACTGCCTACTGAACCCCCTGAAGAATGAAGCGGGTACAGAAAAAGAAAAGAGAGTTTTCCAAGCTGATCATGATTGCTGTGGGGGCCGTTACCTTTGTGGTGACGGCCTTCACGCTTGTTATGGTGTGGAGAACGGAAAACCTTGAACCGCTGGCCTATCTGATCCCCGTCGTGTTTGCGGAACTTGCCACCGCAACCGGCTTTTATTATTCAAAGGCAAAAACCGAAAACCGGATCAAATTGCGGAAGCAGTATGGCCCGGAAATCTATAACGATGCAAAGGAGATTTGACCATGTTTGAAGCCGTTCTGATAAACCTGATCAACATTGGGTGGGCAATGCTGATCTTTCTTGCCGCCTACATTTCCAATGTTGCCTTTTCCCTGTATTACAACATCAAAATTTTGCTTCAGCCCTTTGACCGGAATAAGGCTATCAATTCCGGGCTGAAGATTGCGGCCTTTGTGGTGGGCCTTACTTTGCTGTGTGTAGCCATTACCACACTTCCCTTGTTCGCCAATCAGGTTGGTTGGGTGATCCCGGAAGAATACGCTGACATTTTCACGGATTTGGTGATCTTGGGCGCTGTCCTGATGGTTTCCTGTAAGTACATCTTGGAATCCTTCACCAAGTTCAAGGCCATTTTGGATTATAAGGGAGGTACAGAACATGAGTAATTCCCCCTTGGTGACTTACACCCGGATCACAAAGAACAGAACCAGCCCCCGCAATCATGCCATTGACACCATCACCATTCACTGTATCGTTGGACAGTGGACAGCAAAACAGGGCTGTGATTATTTCGCAACCACTGACCGTGAATGTTCCGCCAACTATATTGTGGGTAAGGATGGTTCCATTGGCCTTTCCGTGGAAGAAAAGGATCGTTCTTGGTGCAGTTCTTCCGGTTCCAATGACCACCGGGCCATTACCATTGAGGTTGCAAGCGAT